ATGAAATCATCGCCTTGGATCGTTGCACGTTACATGAAAGTGGCGGGCGAGGTTTACGGTCGTGGGCCGCTGGTCACAGCTATCCCTGACATTAAAACGCTAAACAAGACGCTGGAGTTGCTGTTAAAGAATGCCAGCTTGTCAATTGCGGGCGTTTACACGGCGGCTGATGATGGCGTATTGAACCCGCAAAACATCCGCATCCAGCCGGGCGCTATTATCCCGGTTGCGCGTAACGGCGGCCCGCAGGGTGAGAGCTTGCGACAGATGCCACGCTCTGGCGATTTCAACGTGTCGCAGATTGTCATTAATGACCTGCGTATGAACGTCAAGAAGATTTTGCTTGATGACACACTGCCGCCTGACAACATGAGCGCAAGGTCTGCGACAGAGATTGCAGAACGCATGAAAGAACTGGCGCAGAACCTTGGCTCCGCTTTTGGTCGTTTGATTACCGAGACTATGGTGCCGCTAGTCGCCCGCATTCTATATGTTATGGATGAGCGCGGCTTGATTGAGATGCCACTGCGCGTCAATGGCCTAGAGGTTAAAGTGACGCCGGTCAGCCCGATTGCACAAGCGCAGAATATGGGTGATATCGAGAAGATTATGCAGTGGGTTCAAATGTCATCAGCCCTTGGCCCGGAAGGTCAAATGGCGGTGAAGATGGGCAGCATTGCTGACTATGTTGCTGATAAACTAGGTGTGCCAGCGGAACTACGCACGACGCCGCAAGAACGTCAGGAGATGATGCAACAGGCCGCGCAAATGATGCAGGCTCAAGCGCAAGCAGAGGGTGGTGCGCCAGTTGAAGGCGAGGCACCACCAGAAGGGATGATCTAATGAACCCGGACGGTTGGGAGGGGTTGCAAACCGTAGACCCCGAAATAGCAGAAAAACAGCAAGTAGATAAAGATGACATTGATCGTCTTTATCTTCGCGTGTTCGCCAGTGATGATGGGGCAAAGCTGCTCACCCATCTAAGGTCGCTGACGATTGAGCAGCCTAGCTGGTATCCCGGTGAGGACGCCAGTCACGGTTATGCTCGCGAAGGCCAAAACAGTTTGGTCAGAGAAATTGAGCGGCGCATGAAAAGAGCGAGATCACTATGAATGATACAGATGGACTGTTGGCCGAAGCCCAAGTCGAGGGCGACGATAACCAGCAGCAGGCTGAAGAGACAACAATCCCACACCAGCTAACAGACAACGAGCCGTCAGTTGATAGCGTAACCGTTGCAAAAGAAGGTGAAGAGATAGAGCTTGAAAAGCCAGAGTGGTATCCAGAAAAGTTTTGGAACGAAGACGATGGCCCGGATCTAGAAAACCTTGTCAAGTCTTACAATGAACTGCAAAAAAAGTTTAGTCAGGGTAAGCACAAAGCCCCTGACAAGTACGACACAACAATCTTTGAAGAGGCTGGCATTGGTGACGATGACCCGCTTTATAGCGTTTACAAAGACTGGGCAAAAGAAAATGGTGTTAGTCAGGCAGCGTTTGAACAGCTAGCTGGCACATTTATCGAAATGGCTCAGGGCGAAAGTCAGCAAGCCGAGATCTCATACAAAGAGGAATACGAAAAGCTCGGCCCTAATGCTGACGTTGCAATCAAGTCAATGACCGACTGGGCGTCTAGCCTAGTTCGCAAAGGCGTTTGGTCTGACGCTGACTTTGAAGAGTTTAAAATTATGGGCGGCACCGCGCAGGGCTTACGCGCTTTGCAAAAGATCCGCTCATATTATGGCGATAAACCAGTGCCAATTGACGTGTCGCCAATGACCGACGCGCCATCTAAAGAAGAGCTAATGGCAATGGTTGGCAAGCCCGAATATCAAAGCGACCCAGCCTACCGGGCGAAGGTCGAAAAGATGTTTGAAAACGTCTATGGCAAGCAAGAATACAGTGCCATTTAATGCAAGCGCGGCAGTTGTTTACAATTGCCGCGTTTTTCTATAAAATCACCCTTGACAGATAATCATCCTTTGACCTGTCGCAACCGCTTGGGGGCGTAGCGTATATGCCCAAGCCGCAGCCCGGAAGGATACCTGCTAGGCGTCAAATCGTGTTTTAACTTTTACAAAGGAATAGGAAAATGGCAGTTGGCATTTCCAATGCTTTTGTACAGTTGTTCGATGCCGAGGTTAAGCAGGCATACCAGTCGTCACGCGCACTGGCAGGCTTAACCCGCGAGCGGGCAAATGTCGAAGGCAATCAGGTGAAGTTTCCGAAGATCGGGAAAGGCACCGCAACAGTTCGCGTTCCGCAAACTGACGTTACCCCTCTTAACGTAACCTATTCGCAGGTTACAGCAACAATGTCTGACTACATCGCTGCTGAATACAGCGATATCTTCTCACAGCAAAAAGTCAACTTTGACGAGCGCCGTGAGTTGGTGCAGGTAGTTGGTAACGCCATTGGCCGTCGTATGGATCAGCTTGTGCTTGATGCTCTCAACGCATCATCAACATCACTGACCGTTGCTACTACCATTGGCGGCGCTGGTACAAACATGAACATCGAAAAGCTGATTGAAGCAAAGAAGCTGCTCGATGCGAACAACGTACCATCTGAAGGCCGTTGCATGATCATCCACGCTAATAACTTGGCTGGTATGCTAGGCGAAACCGAAATCACAAGCTCAGACTTTGCGACAGTAAAGGCTCTGGTTTCTGGTGAGGTTGACACCTTTATGGGCTTCAAGTTCGTAACTCTTGGTGACCGTGATGAAGGTGGCTTGCCACTGCCATCAACTCGCACCTGCTTTGCATTCCACAAGGATGCAATGGGTATGGGCATCGGCATGAACCAAAAGTCTGAGATCAACTACGTTCCTGAGAAAACGTCGTTCCTTGTGTCTTCAATGTTCTCCGCTGGCGCGGTTGCCATTGACGACGAAGGCATCGTCAAAATCTCTTGCACCGAATAGAGAGGAGTGTAGAAAATGGCTTTCTCTTCAGCAGGATGGAATGTTATTGGTGCAGCTAAATCTGGCAATGCACCTAGCATGTACACCTACACATCAGCAGACGCAATCGCGACTGTGAACACAGAAGGATATTTCAACGACTTGTCAGACACAGTGGCAGTTGGTGATGTGATCTTTGTTCACGACAGCGCGACACCAACAATGTCAATCGTTGTTGTTCTGTCAAACACATCTGGTGTTGTTGACGTATCAGACGGCACGGCTGTATCAGTCGCTGACGCTGACTAATAATAGTGGGGCGGCTTGCGCCGCCCCATTTCCCTATTTTGGAGTGGCGTAATGGCGCAGGGCGATACCAAACTATCTATATGTTCCGAGGCTCTGATCATGCTGGGCGCTGCCCCGCTTTCATCGTTTGCCACCGGCACCGATGAAGCGCAAGTGGCTGATCGTCTTTATGACGATATCCGCGATACTATTTTAATGCAGTACCCATTTAGTTGGTCTGTTAAAAAAGTTAAGTTAGGCCGCTTGGCTAGCACCCCTATTAATGAGTGGAAATATACCTATGCGCTGCCGGGCGATATCCTTGGCAACCCAAAAGCTGTATTTAATGTTGGCGCTGTTGGAGCGCTGCCAGTGCGAGATTTTGAGATCTACAGTCTTGGCCTTTACACAAATTACGAAGAGGTTTGGATTGATTACCAGTTCCGACCAACAGAGGCCGTCTTCCCACCTTACTTTGTGCGCTTGTTAAAGACAGCGCTAGCGGCTGACTTTGCCGAGCCGGTAACCGACCAGCTTACTAAGGGGGATTATTATCACCAAAAGGCATACGGTGCGCCATCAGAAAATATGCGTGGCGGGCTGTTGCGTGTTGCTATTAACATTGACGGCGCTGACCGCCCGGCTCAGACAATACAAGAGTTCCCTATTTCCGATATAAGGTTCTAGCATGAGCCGGATTATTCAGATCCAAAACGATTTTACCAGCGGCGAGTTAGATCCAAAGCTACGCGCTAGGACTGATATTGACCAGTATAGCTCTGGCCTGACCACTGCGCGTAATGTTAGCATTCAGCCGCAAGGCGGGGCAAAACGCCGTGACGGCACTAAGTTTATTGCCGAGCTAGATAGCGGGGCAGGCACCGCAGTTCGTATGGTGCCATTTGAATTTAGTGTTTCTGATAGCTATATGCTGGTGTTTACCCCCGGCAAAATGTATGTCTTTAAGGATGGCGCACAGATCACAGCCATTAACGGCGGCGGTAATGATTTCTTAACAGTGGCTGCGGTAACATCAGCTATATTACCAGAAATGAATTGGGTGCAATCTGCTGACACAGTTATTGTGGTGCATGAGGATCTTGAGCCAATAAAAATTGTGCGCGGCGCTACAGACGCAGACTGGACAGCTAGCACGATTGATTTTGATCACATCCCAAAATATGCGTTTGAGTTTGATGTTCACAGCCCACAGTTTACGATCACACCATCCAGCACAGTTGGAAACATTACGATCACAGCTAGCGCAGTAACAACCGACACTGGCACGGCTCAGGCCGGTGGGGCTAATACTATAACGCTAAAGGCTGCATCGAACTACACGCTAGATGATGAGCCTAATGGTATGTTTATTGAAATTACGGCTGGCACTGGGTCAGGGCAAAAGCGCCACGTTGAGGACTACGTCGCATCGACCAAGGTGCTGACCGTCTACCCGGCGTGGGACACTGCGCCTGATGGCACATCTCAGTATAAAGTGACCGCTTTTAGCACAGCGGCTGAAGGCGAATATGCCGCAGTTGATAGCGGTTTTGGTCGTGCGCGTTATGTTGAGTATGTCAGCGATACAGAAATGAAAGCCTACGTTGAAATACCCTTTTTTGATACAACCGGGATTACTCAAGGCAAATGGAATAGCGAACACGGTTACGAAGAGGTTTGGTCATCAACACGCGGCTGGCCTCGCAGTGTGACATTTCACGAAGGCCGTTTGTATTTTGGCGGTAGCAAAGGTCGCCCATCAACATTGTGGGGTAGCCGCGTATCTGACTTTTTTAACTTTGATCCCGGTGAAGCGCTTGATGATGCGGGCGTTGAGGCGACACTAGATACCGGCACCTTCAATGCTATTGTCGATATTTACTCTGGACGCCATTTGCAAGTGTTTACAACTGGCGCTGAGTTTTATGTGCCACAAGCGCTGGATGAACCTATTACGCCAACAAATATGATTGTAAAGCAGCAAACAGCCTTTGGTATGAAGCCGGGTATCAGGCTGCAAAACGTCGATGGCTCAACGCTATTTATTCAGCGCCAAGG